GGACTGCACTATGGCAGTGTCAGTAACAGTCACAGCCACTATCAGTCACATTGAAGGTGCTGACTTATTTGCATTCAGTGATGCTCAATTGGCTGCTGAAGTCAATCGCATTCGCAACATTGATTCAACAATCACTAGCCAAAGCAGTCTATTTGCTAATTTTGGCTTAATCAAGAGCGCTGATTGTGCCATGTCAGTAACAGTTACGCTAAGTGCCAGTCTGACTAATATTCAAGGCGTTGAATTATTTGCATTTGCTGAAGCACAATTAGCCATACAAGTTGATCGCATTCGTGATATCAATACTGCCGCTACAGCAGTGTTCAGTGTGGCAGTAGATGCTGTAAGAGCTGTCTATGTGAGTGCTCAAGCAGATGCAAACGCACAGTTGTCAAGTGATATCTTGAGAATAAGATCAGGAGAAGCCGCAACATCAGCGGCTTTTTCTGTCTCTACTACAGCAGAAAACATTAAAGGCTTTGATGTAACTCTTACTTTATCTGCATCTTTAAGCACATCTGTAGAAAATATCAAACAGTTTAATGCATCTCTTACTTCATCTGCATCGTTAAGCACATCTGTAGAAAATATCAAACAGTTTGACATTAGTCTAACAACTTCATTAAGTCAAACAGTTTTAGCAGTTGTTACTAGAGAAGTTGATGCAAGTATATCTAGTTCATTAAGTCAAACAGTTTTAGCAGTTGTTACTAGAGAAGTTGATGCAAGTATATCTAGTTCATTAACTTTAACAGCTATTATCAGTCACATTGAAGGTGCTGACATAGTTGTCAATGGATTTGCTACTACAAGTATTAATGCTAATAAATTTGTTGGAATATCAGCAGAAATAAATTCAACTACGCAGTTAGTCAATGAAGTTTTAAGATTAAGATCTTTACAAGTTGATGTCAATGCGGCGTTTTCTACTGTAATATCAATAGAAAATATTAAACAATTTGATGCGGCATTGAGTTGCTCAGCAAATCTAACTACATCAGCAGAATTAATTCGTGCAACATCTGTAGAATTAACAACCACTAGTACATTATCAGCCAGTGTTGAAGATTTTAGTCAATTCTCAGCAAGTCTGACAGCATCAAGTTCTGTAACTTGTAATAGCAATTACATTTCAAATAGTGTTATTGCGTTAACATCTAATTTTACACTAGCATCAACACTAACAATTATTGAAAAGTATTGGATCAGCAGTATTACTCCAACAGATACTGTAAATTACACTTTTGGTGTTGATAATGAAATTGATTATTCAAATGATTATATCTATTCTGTTCATAATATAGTAGCTGGTACAACTAATAGCGATCGAGATCCATTATTGATCAAACATGGAGTCAATGGTTCAATCATTTGGAAAAAACGATTAGATATTAATTTGCCTGGTGCAGGCAGTTTAGGTCAAGCTATACAAATTGACAATGATGGCAATGTTTATGTATTGACTAGAGTTTATGAAACTCTGCCGCCTCTGAGTACCACTGATGTTGTATTAATAAAATTAAACAGCAGCGGTTCTTTACTATGGTCTAGAAGTTTAAGTAGTACAGGATCTAATACTTTTGATCAAGGTTTTGGTATAACAGTTGATGCAACCAATAATGTTTATATCACAGGTCGTAGGCAATCTAGTACTGTTAGAGCAGGTTTTATTGTAAAATATAATGATAGTGGTACAGTGCAATTTTCAAGACAAATTGAAAATATTCCTTCTATTGATGATTTAAAAATTGGCAGTGATGGCAGTATCTATATAGTAGGTCATCAAAACACAGTTGACAATACTATTGATCATTTAGTAGCAAAATTAAATTCTACTGCTACTAGTATAACTTGGCAAAAAACTGTTGTTAGTCCAGTTGCAACTACTAGTCAGTCTCAACGCCATAGATTAGAATTAACTAGTAATGGCGATATTATTACATTTTTAGTTAGTTTTGATTTTGATTCAATTATAGTTAAACACAGTCAGTCTGATGGTTCTGTTATTTGGCAAAAAGCAGTTAGTGATATAGAGATATCTGCTACACAAACTGATATGATCTTAGATGAATCTGATAACATCTACATTGTGTCAGGCGAAATTATAAAATTAGATAGCAGTGGTGATTATCTATTCACTAGAAGATTAGATTATCTAACAGAATCTATATCATTAAATGGTATAGCAATTTTACCTAATCTTTCAATTTTAGTAACAGGTACTCAAGGTACTACTGAAACTGTATTCATAAGCAAATTGCCTAGTGATGGAAGCAAAACTGGTAGTTATGGTCCTAGTAATGTTGATGTCTATGATTATGTGTCAGATTCTAGTACTGTTACTAACAGCAATTATACTTTTTCAAATGGCAGTTATGTAACTAGTGCCGGTGGGTTGATTGCAACATCTTATACTATAACTGTTACTGATGCTTCTTCTTTAATAACAGATACATTTACTTTATTGAATCTTGTAAAGGCATCAGCACAATTATCTAGTTCAAGTACTGTAACACCTAATGTAACTAAAGTAGTATTTGCTCAAACTGATATTTCTAGTGAATTTAGTCAATCTGCAGATCTTACTAGAATTATCCAAGCTTCAGCTAATATTACTGCTAACTTTGAAATTTCTGCAGATCTGTCAAGAATTAAAAATCTTGACATTTCATTATTATCTGTTGCTAATGTAAATTCAAACGCAGTTGTTATTAGATCAGGTCTAGGATCTTTGTCTAGTAATTTTGTTCAATCAATTGATAATTCCAGAATTAGAAATATTGATAGCAATCTAAGTGCATCATTTACAACAACTGCAGAACCTTTAAGAATTAAAACTAGTGCTGTTAGTACAGAAAGTATAGGTACTGCTTTAATCGCTGTGGCTAAAATTGGTGATTTCTTAGTAACATTAGAATCAACTGCTAATTTAACTGCCAATATAAATTTCAATGCAATTACAACTATAGATCTAAACAATCAATTTATTGTTAATGCACAAGCTGAATTAATTAAAAATTCAGAGTCTGAAATTACAGTTACAACTAGTTTTAATGCAATACCAACTTATCTACGCCGCAATGAAAGCATACAGACTGCAACTGCAACATTAACTGCTCAAGGCCGTCGTGTGGCGTTTGTTACTGCCAACATGTCAACTACTGCGGTTATGAGCGCAACAGTAACTAGAGTTAGAGATGTAGTCAGCAACAATTCAGTTATTGCTACAGCCAGCATTAGTGGTGGTAGAGTTAGACTAGGCGTTATTACACCAATTGTAACTAGTGAATTCTTTGCCACAGTCTACAGTCTAGTTCGTGTAACAGCTAACCTAAGTGTACAGGCATTTGAACTAAGTGCTTTCAACATCATACATCTAGATCCTCTCAATGGCTTAATCATTGATCCAGAGACTAGATACTTGAAGATCAACGATGAAACTCGCATATTAACCATAAACAGCGAGACTCGTGTAAATAAAATTAAAGGATATCCACAATTATGACAACCGCAACAACAGGATACAATCAAGACACCCTAGGCAGTTGGATCAGCAAAGATGCCAGCGCTCCAGGTGGTGGTGTAGGCAAGGTCTACACAGTCACAGCTGCCATAACCACAGCAGATGGTCTAATTGATCGCCGTAGTTTCCGCATCAAAGTTGAGAATCGTTCAGCCTAATGCCTCTAAGTCTTGCACAAAAAACCATAGCTGAAAGCCCAGCTCGTTTTAAGGTAGCCATTTGTGGACGCCGTTTTGGCAAAACACACTTGGCTATTCGTGAACTATGCCGTGCTGCCAGTGTGCCCAATAGTGAAGCTTGGTTTGTGGCACCCACCTATCGCCAGGCCAAACAGATTGTGTGGCGCAAACTCAAACATCGCCTACAGGATCTGCGTTGGGTTCGCAAGATCAATGAAAGTGAATTGACCATTTATCTCAAAAACAATTCAGTGATCAGTCTCAAAGGTGCTGACAACGCAGACAGTCTGCGTGGTGTTGGCCTAGATTTTCTAGTAATGGATGAGTTTGCTGACATAGATCCAGAAGCTTGGTATGAAGTCTTGCGCCCAACACTGGCAGACCGTCAAGGTTCAGCCATGTTTATTGGTACACCCAAGGGCGTGGCCAATTGGGCTCATGATCTATATCAGCAGTATTCACTCAGCACCAGTTGGGCCAGCTTTACCTATACCACAATTGAAGGTGGACAAGTACCTGAAGAAGAAATTGCAGCCGCTAAAGCAGATTTAGATGAACGCACCTTCCGTCAAGAGTTTATGGCCACATTTGAAACCTATGCTGGTCGCATCTATTACAATTTCATCAGAGACAAGAATGTAGTGCCAGGTGAAGTTACTGAGCAAGATCTAGCAGTGCTCTACACAGGTTGGGACTTTAACATTGATCCTATGAGTGTAACTATTGCTATAAGACGAGGAGATACACTGTATGCCATTGACGAAATCCGTATGTTTTCTTCTAACACCCAAGAAGCGGTGGACGAAATTAAACAAAGATATCCAAAGAGCAAAATCTGGGCATTCCCAGATCCAGCCAGTCGCCAAAGAAAAACATCAGCAGGCGGCTCTACTGACCTTACCATCTTGCAAAACGCAGGATTCATAGTCAAGTGTCCTATGAGTCACACACCCATACGGGATAGAATAAATGCAGTCAACAGTCGTCTCTGTGGCAGCACTGGTATTAGACACCTATTTTTTAGTCCTAAATGTAAATATACAATAGAAGGTTTAGAGCGTCATACATATAAAGAAGGTACCACACAGCCTGATAAAGATTCAGGCTATGATCACATGATGGATGCCTTGGGTTATATGATAGACTATCTATTCCCAGTCAAGCGTGAAAGAGAAGAAAACAAACATGCTCCTCGCCGCTGGACTCATCAGATTTCAGCCTAACTGAGGAAAAAAAATGAATCAAACGCTATTAGAACAATATGTAGAAGTAATGAGCACTAATCTGCTCTATCAACGAAATCAAGACCATTGGGAATACTTATTAAACTCATACATGGGCGGAGTTGAGTACCAGCGTGGTGGATATTTGACACGCTATGTTAACGAAACAGAAAGTGAATATTCTGCTAGAATCAACAGCACTCATTTGGAAAATCACTGCAAATCAGTGATCTCAACTTATATTTCATTCTTGTTCCGTGAAACTCCAGAACGAGACTTTTCTAAGAACAGCGAATCCTTTGAGTTAGAAATGTTCCTTAGAGATGCAGACATGGATGGCCGTTCATTTGATGCGTTCATGAAAGAAGTGGCAGTATGGAGTTCAGTGTTTGGTCATTGCTGGGTATTGGTAGTCAAGCCTAGTGTAGGTGCTGTAACACGCAGTGATGAATCATTGTTAAATGTTAGACCCTATGTAAATTTAGTAACACCACTTACTGTTACAGATTGGCATTGGAATCGCAAGCCCAATGGTCAATTTGAACTGACATATTTCAAATACATTGAAGAAAGCAATGACACATTTGCCACAGTGAGAGAATGGACCAAAGAAACAATCACAACCTACATAGTGAACAATCGCAGTCGTGCAGTACAAGAAGAAACTATTGAACCCAATGGACTAGGTAAGATACCTGCGGTGTTGGCCTACAATCATCGTAGCCCTGTAAGAGGTATTGGTGTCAGTGATATCAGTGACATTGCAGCCGCACAGAAATTTATCTATAATCTCAACTCAGAAGTAGAACAGTCAGTGAGAGTCAATGGTCATCCAGCATTGGTTAAAACACCAGGCACAGAAGCATCAGCAGGTGCAGGTGCAATCATACAGATGGAAGACAATCTAGATCCAGGACTCAAACCATATATGCTGGCAGTGAGCACAGACATAGGCAGTATCTTTACAGCCATTAATCACGCCACAGAAGCCATTGACAAGATGGCCAACACAGGTTCAATAAGAAGCACTGAATCAAGAAGAATGAGTGGTGTAGCACAGGAGCAGGAGTTCCAATTACTCAATGCCAAACTGAGTGAAAAAGCAGATAATCTAGAACTTACAGAAGAGCAGATATGGCAGTTTTGGTTTGAATATCAGGGTCAACAATGGATGGGTGAAATAGACTATCCAGGATCATTCTCAATCCGTGACCAACAGGCAGATGTAGAAAAACTCAACAAGATCAAAAGTGCTGCCACTGATCCTAGAGTGTTAACCTTGATAGATCATGAATTGGTAGAACTTCTAGATGAAGATCCTCTATTGGTATTAGCTACTACAGAATATTTGCCAGCGGCTCAACTGCCAGCACAAGAACCATTTGATCCACATGTTATGATTGATCTAGAAACGGGTGATGAATACATTGCTCGCACTGAAGCAGAACATGTAGCCTATGCGGCTAAAGGTTATGTTCACAAACATGAATAAGGAGCATACATGCCCATACATAGAGCAACTGGTCCGCGTGGAGGAAAAGGTTGGCAGTACGGTACTACAGGTAAGGTATATCCAACCAGACCACAAGCGGTTAGACAAGCACAGGCAATTAAAGCAAGCCAATCTAGAGCAAAGAAAGCAAAGAAGTGAAATTAAAATACAAAGAAGTATCAACATACCGCCAGGCACAACTGATCAAACAAAATAATCTATGTGCTCTGTGCAGAGAAATTATTATTGATGATGCAGTTCTAGATCACGATCACAAAACAGGATTACTGAGGCAAGTACTACACAGGGGTTGCAATAGTTTATTAGGCAAAATAGAAAATTCAATGCCGCGCAGTCGCATAGACATTATCAGACTAGAGAGCATAGCTCGCAATCTTATTAGTTATTTGACAGTAGCACACACAGACATTACTCATCCAACACATCTAACACTAGAGGAGCGTAAAATGAAGAAAACTATGGGAAGAGGCCGTGGACGAGGCAAAAAGCCACCAAAGCGTTGATTGGTTAGCGTACTTCAAGAGTATTCAACGCGAATGCCCTTGGAGTTACGCTGCCTATGTCAAGGGATTGATAGACATTGTGCCATGGCATGATCATAAAGTTATTCCTCTATTAGATCAGTATCAAGCCCGTATGTGGTTAGTTGATTACCCTAACACCATAATTGAAGCCATGGCTGAGGAACTGGATTCTTTAGATTTACAGCATGAATGGTTGTATTCATATCCTGGCTACGGAGATTATGCAACACCAGTGCCTGTGTTGATACAGCAGGATCGCAAAACCTTAAATGATCTTAGATCAAAACTTCAAGATTAAATTAACCCTAGTTAGGCTGGAATAACTACATTTACCAGCATTTTAGGTTAAATGCTATAAATAACTTTATAAAACTCTTTAAAGAGGCGAGGATACAATGACCGATCAAAACATTGGCAATATAGAGGCAACTGCTGCCTCTGAAACAGAACAGCAGGCACAGGCAGCAAAGACATTTACGCAAGAAGAAGTCAACGCTATATTGGCAAGAAATAAATCTCAACTAGAGAAAAAATTCGCCAGTAAGTATGAAGACTTAGGTGATCCTGATGAGCTTAGAACCATTAAAAGTGAGTTTGAAAAGCGTCAACAGGAACAACAAATCAAGCGTGGGGAGTTTGAAAAGACTCTACAGGAAATGGCTGCTAAAAAGGATGCTGAAATCCAGAAAAGAGATTCAGTGATCAAGGAGTACAAGGTCAACACCCCCTTGCTCAGTGCCGCTGCCCAATATCGTGCAGTCAACGCTGAACAGGTCAAGGCACTGTTGAGTAACCAAGTACGCCTTAATGCAGATGGTGAAGTAGAAGTAGTTGCTACTGATGGCTCAGTTAGATACAGAGACTCAGGACAACCATTAGGAGTTGAAGATCTAGTGCGAGAATTCTTAGATTCGAATCCGCACTTTGTAAATGCAACGCCTGCTACCACCAATGCTAGATCAGCAATTTCTAATCAGGCTCCCAGCAAAGTAGACATTACGAAGTTGGATATGAAAAATCCAGAAGATCGTGAAATATATCGTCAATACCGTAAAGAAAACGGTATTGTCTAATTAACTAAAGGAGTCTTAAATGACAATTACAAATACAACTACCCTAAACGACCTGTTACCTAGTATAGTAGCAGAAGCCCTATTCGTTGCATCAGAAAAATCCATCATGCGTGGATTGGTGCGTAATTATACTCTAAACCCAGGCAATGGTAAGACTGTTACAGTGCCTATCTATCCTAAGCAGACAGCCGCTGGCCTAACTGAAGGTACTGCACCTGGTTTCACAGCTATCTCTACAGATGGTGCTGTTTTAACAGTATCAGAAGTTGGTATCGCTGCTCAGATCAGTGATTTGGCCATTATGGCATCAGCAAGCAATGTTGTTGCAGACATTGGTCGCTTGTTTGGTGAAGCAATCGCTCGCAAGATGGACACAGACCTATTAAGCAATGTGGCTAACTTGAACGCAGGTGTTGGTGGTGCTACAACCACAGCAACTCCAGCATTGTTGTTCCAAGCAATTGCTAAACTTCGTGCTCAAGGCTATGACACAGCCAATGACTGCGCTATCGTTCTACACCCAAATGTAGCCTATGATATCGCATCTACATTGACCAGCACTTTTGCTGCCCCAGCAAGCCAAATTGGTAATGACGCATTACGCAATGGCTTCATGGGTACCTTAGGTGGTGTTCCTGTGTATCAGTCAAGCCTAGTTAATGTTGCCGCTGGTGCCGCTGGTGACTACAACTGCGTGGTCATGCACAAAGATGCATTTGGTCTAGCCATGATGCAAGACATCCGTATTGAATCACAGCGTGAAGCTACCAAGCGTGGCTTTGACATTGTTGGTTCAGCAATCTACGGTCATGGTATTCTTTACAATGCCGCTGGTGTTTATGCACAGTTTGACTCTAGCATTGAGTAATCTAACTTAATCTAGTTGAATTGAAAAAGGGACTGTCAAAAGCAGTCCTTTTTTCTTGGCTATTTTAGACCCGTTTTTTTAGGCGCTAACTAAATACTATATCATTAGAAGGACTAATGATTTTTTTGAATGAAGGACATTCGCTATGGCATACGCAACACTTGATGACCTATTGATGGTCGAATCTACAGTAACTGACTATGGGGTCATAGATTTTGATGCGGAGCTAGCTCGTAGCGAAACAGAGATCAACAGAATTCTACAAGTTCGTTGGTTCCAGAGTTACAAAAAAAGCAAAGGCACACCAAACTTAGTCTTTGATCCAGCATTGCTCACTGCCACGCAGTGGACACAGGCCACTGTATACCACGCACTGGCATTTCATATTTGCCCCAAACTATCAAAGTTTGAAACACAGGGCAATGAAGACAGATTCCAAATAATGATGAATTATTACACAGGTCGTTTTGAACACGAAATGGATCTATGTCTACGCCTGGGTGTTGAATATGATCTTGATGACAATAACACTGTTACTTCAGCTGAAAAAGCCAGTATCACTTCATTGAGATTAACCAGATGAGCATTAGAGAAACTACTGCTCAAAACATCATTCAAGCACTTGAAGATATTCAAGAGCCACGACCCGTGTTGGTCACACGCGATCCATTTGATGTTGAAAAACTAGCCATTACACAATTTCCTGCACTGTCAGTACAACAGACCACTGAAAGCAGAGAAACAATTACCATGGGCATACCTGGCGCAGGTCGTCGCCGTGGTGTTATGACATTTGAAATCCGTGGCTTTGTTCGCGGCACAGAACTAGATCAAAAGCGCAATCTATTGATGGAAGCCGTAGAAGATGCCCTAGACAGTGATCGCTATTTGGGTCAATTGGCACAGGGTGTACTAGACTGTCAAATAGTCACAATTGAAATTATACCAAGACTGCAACCACTGGCAGAGTTTGTCATGACTGTTGAAGTCACCTACAACTATATTAGAGGTCAGCAATGATAACTGTAACCAAACAAGATCTCAGTCGTGAGATCCCTAGTGGTCAACTAGAACAATATTTGTCAGCTGGTTGGGTAGAATTATCTGCCA